GCTGAGGTTCTGGCCTATCCATCAATTGATTGTTCTTGGCACGGTAATAAAGTACACGATAATCTCCGTCGTAATTCATCTTGCTTTTTAAGAATGCCTGTCCAAGAGCACATTGCATATCGATGGGAAACAGTTCATAAGCATTCTCCGCAGCAAGCTGTAGAAATACTTTGTAATACACCGGGGTAAGGGTTCGTTTCGCTTTTATTTCCACGTCCGAGATAAAGTCTATACTCTCGGCTGTTACTTCACCGCTCTGATTTAACACAGCGCGCCTTGGACCCGGCTGTGGCGCTGCCTTCAAGACACAGTATAATGCCATGACGTTTATAAAGGTGTCTTGGAATAACTGTGCTTCTATTTGTTCTTTACTCACAATTTTCCTTTCCTGCTTTCTTTTTCAAGGAGTTTCCTTCTTTGTCAAAACGTTCTCCATTTGGTCCACCATAAATCATTTTCTTCTTTCCCCTAGCTTTTCCTATGAGACCATATATCTCTTTTCCTAGTGCTCTTGGGGCAGTTGGATTTTCTAAGTAATCAGCAGCTTTTCTCAAAAGTACTGGGTCGTCATTGAACATGGCTAGACCACGGTTAAACATTGGAGACAATAATCCACGGAAACGCCCAGAGCTATGGTCATGGTCAATAGAGAGGTTATACTTACCCGGAGAGTTTCCAGATATAGCGCAAACCCCGCCTTGATAGTCAGACACATGTTTCCAATCTTCAGGCGTTATTCTGTACAACGTCCAAAGCCTTCTCTTGTTTTGGTTCTTATTGTACATCTCCTTCTGTGGTGTGCTTGGTTTATACACCCTCTTAGCCTTTGGATCTATCGGCTTGCTAAGAGAAAGACTGCTGCAGTCTTTGCACTGCTTGCTGCCTCCTCTGCGTAAGTTGTTGGCGGTTACAATGCTTTCTTTTCCACATTCACAACGACATAACCATCGCAAGGAGCCATCAGACTTGCTTTCGGCCCGTTCTACAACTGTCCATTTATTAAACTTCATGCCTAGCAAATCAATTGCTTTGCGCATTTGCGTCCTGTGGTACCAAAGGTATGGCTCTGTAGAGTGACTTTGGGCGATTGACTACATAGTAATTTACCTTGTTCTCCTGCCGCAGAAGCCTTAGTACACGATCAGCACTGCTCGGGCTGACTTTGCCTACCACGTTGTTGGTGACGTAAAACCGCAACTGGTCCGAGGTAAACGTGGGGTCTCCTGAGGCTAAGCGCGCTTTCATGAAGTCCAAGATTGCATCCTTGGTCGTAGCTGCTACACGGTTCAACTGCTGAGTCTGTTCGGTCATTGGTTATCCTTTTCAAGAAACTTATTTGAAACCACCTTGAGGATCAGTCTCCCAAGGCCGCGTACGTGACGTTCTTTGACGGGCCGGATCACGAAGCCCTCTCGTAGAGTCTTTCCGTCCACTGCTGACTTCCCATCCACGAGGCTCCATGGGATGTCTTTGTAGGACCCTGTGTAGAGCACGGGCACCCACGACTTTATGCCAGTCATAGAGCCCATAACTTGCTCCCTGCTCAACCACTTTCCCTCAGTCATCCTAATGTCAAACGCGAATAACTGAGGCTCCTTGCTTCCGTATTCGAACTTCTCTCCCTGCGTTGGGGTGACCTCACCGTACAGACCGTAGCCCGGGTGGGCTCGGCACCACTCTTCAATCCATGGCTGGGTCTTGAGCACGTTGCGCCAAATGCAGTTCACATTCTCCGCCTTCCACTGCGTACGTGAGCTAGCATACATATGGTCATCAAGGAACGCAAAGCGCGCATTGGAGCCGTGTATTTTCTCTGTGATCTCCACGGTTTCCTCAGGATCGAATGCGTCTTTGTAGTGCTTCAGGGCATCCACATCGAACACAGGCATCCCCAAACCGCCTTCATTATCGAAGACGTGGTTTTGCCCGCCGCTGGTGTATATGCCTAGCTTATGCAGAATCAGATACCACCAGCCCTTGAGACTCTTCGGGTACTTTCTGCGCTTCTTGAAGGTTTCATTGTCTCCAGCCAGTTCCTTGCCTTTGTCTGGGTCATAGTGCTCTATGCCCAGCAGTTCCGAGACATCATCTCCATCTTTTGCTTGTAAACGTCTGACTTGATAGTCATACGCATGTAAACCGCCAGCAGCGTGCTCGTTTTCCAAAGCATACAGCTGAGGAAAGGAAGAAGCAGGCAGGAGCAATCCCTCGCTCCATTCACCACGGAATTTTCGCACTGTGATGCGTCTGCGCTTCTCTGGCACTGTTCCATCCAGACCTACGTACGCTTCCCAGATAAAGCGGAAGGGTTCGGTCTGAGGTACCACGGAATCCGGCTGGACGTACACTCCGCGATCCCCGGCCTTGAACTCACCCTTCTTGGTCACCACCTGATATGAGCCGAGATCAAAGAGCACAAGCGTATCAGCATTAGGGTGTACTCGGGGTTCCCCAAGGCGTACTAGGAATACTTGATGATTAGCTTTCTTTTCCATGGTGTCTCCTGAAATTAAAAAAGCGGGTACCCTTTCGGATACCCTATTGGTTGATCAGTGCCTTCACGCTTTCAGCACATGCGAGGTAGTAGTCGCAACCTCGCGCTTCTTTCGCTGTGACTTCCCGATTCTGGTTGGTGGCTTTGCATAAGATGCGTGCTCTGTGTTCAATGTACTTGCCGTACACGCGTCTCAGGGGTGCCAAGAGGTCACCAGTGTCCGGCGCAGTTTCTACGGTTTCCTCTGCCTTTTTCCAAACGGTTGTCATATTTTCACTTCCTCCGTAGGTATTTTGTGACCAGATTCAGTAACTATGCCGTTGAAGTTGGACTTCATTGTGGCTTTCTTCTCGTCCGTTATGGATCGAACCTGCGACCGCGCACCATCGTAGAACAGCTTTCTTGAACCTCCAGAGGAATAGCGTGATAGGCCGACCGTGACCTTCATCACAGGCTCGAAGGATTCATTGCATTCTTGGAACCCTTCTTGTTGCGTCTCCCACTCCGACCTCTTCAGTTCACCAACTACGCTGCGCCACAATGTAATCATGCCGTCGCAGTCCTTGGCTACCTGAGAGCTGCCGTCCACATCGTTCGTGCTGATGGTGGCACCCTTCTCGATACGCTTCGGCTGTAGAATGCGGACCATTTTGATCTTGTAGTCCTTAGCAATCGAGGCGAACTTTTTACTGAGTTGGGACAGGTGGATTGTACGATGATTCTGGGCCTTCAGGGATTCATCACAGAACTTCTGCAGGTTGTCGAACATCACCCACTTCACACCGTAGCGCCGGATACAATCCTTGATGAGTTTGAATACTGACTCGGGATCGTCCTGCCACTGCATAGGGTAAGCGAAGTACAAGTCTGCATTACGGCTTTGCTGTATGGATCGCGCTGTGCCACACGCGGCTTTCAACTCTGCCAGTTTAGCGACAGATTCGGGCGTACCGGGTTCAGTAAGCACATCTTCGAACCCAGTGACGAGGGAAACCCACTTGCGTGCCAGCCGTGCCTGAGTCATTTCAAGGCACACGATCAAGCCGTCCTCGCCATACTGTCCCACCATGTGATCCATGATGTTCATACCGAAGGTGGTCTTGCCAACTTTCTCCGGCGCAACGATATCCAGTATATCTCCGTCTTCCATGCCGATCAGCTTGTTGATCTCCGGCCATGGGAACATGTACGTAGGAGCCAGATCGGTCCTGCCATTCAGTTCATCTTCAAGCTGGGTCAATGCATCCACTGAAGAGGTCACACCGGTCACATCGAACAGTTGGGCACTCTGCTTCAACTCTTCGAACTTTTCTAAGGTACCTCCACCATAACGGAACCACTCATTGATGTCTTTCCCGGGTCGTGCTTCAGCGCCATCAAGAGTGACGAAGAATGTTGGCAGCACGATCTTGTAGCACTTCTCTATGCCGATGCGTGACGCCAGTTCTTGAGCACCTTTCTTCCCGGCCTTGTCATTGTCATATAGGATATAGATTTTTTTCGGAGCAATCTTGTCCAGATGCTCAATCCACAGGGCCTTCTTGACGTTCGCGCCGGGGACTCCCACGACGTATGGGATACCGTGGGATATGCAACTTAGTGCGTCCGCTTCTCCTTCTACGAAGAGGACTTCGTTGAGTCCTTCAATAAGGATTTCTCCATTGTAGAGCGGAGCTTCCCAGCCCGAAGGAGTGACAAAATCTTTGGGTTTAGGAGGGAGGGTTCGATACTTAGCGAAGACAATGTTGCCACCAACGAGGTACGGAATAACGAGCGCTTTGGATTCGCCTGCTTCACGGAACCACACCTTCTCTTTCAGACCAAGCTTCTGTCGGTCGATGATCTCCTGCGTAAAACCTCGTACGTTCAGGAGGTAATCCATAGCCTCAGGATCGCCCAGCAATGCCACATGGCACGCATCCACGTCCGGCAAAGCATCCGGTTTGTCTCCACTGGCGTTGCCAGCCCATTCCTTGCGTGAATCTACACCTGCGATGCGCAGGCCGAGGTATTCAGCGAGTGTTCTGAGATTGCCTGTTTTACCGCAGGCACCGGCATGGCAATAGTGCAGACCATCACGCGTATTCTTCGGGTCGTTGGGATCGCCTGTAGCAAAATAAAGTTTATAGTCTGAGTGTTTGCAGTAAGGACAAACTTTCACTTGTATTTGATCACCAGAGGCTTCTTTCCAATCCCACCCTTGACTTATTATGAATTGCAGAGCTTTCGAATGTTTCAAATTCTCTGGTATTGCTTGGCTCATCACTTCCTCTTTCTCATTTTATCTTCGGCTACGGCACTCTTGGTGATCTTGGCCGCATACTCAGGGTCAAGTGCGGCGATACGCTTCATGCATACCTTGCATTTACTCATTTTGCCTTTATGAATCGTCTGCTTTTGGTACATTGGTCTCCTTAGTTTATGCTTGGACTACACGTTGCCTGAAACAGTGCTCTTCCGAGCGGGGATACGCAGTACACGCGCCACTTGCGTCCTG